ACATGGACGCGCCGACGCCCAAGTTCATCGGCTGTAAGCGCCTCTACAAGGCGGGAGTCGGCTACTTCATCGACAACGGCCCGGAGTTCGTGAAGCTCGCGGACGGCCCGTCGAAGATGCAGGTCGCGACTCTGATCTGCCTGTGGCCGACGGACGCGAACGGCAACCTCGACAAGACGGGGTTCACCGAGGGTCGCTTCCAGGTCATGCCGTGGATCATCTCGGTAGACAAGTACAAGAACATCGAGCAGAACCACAAGGAGTTCCCGCTCGGTCAGCACGACCTGACGGTGAACTGCACGGATACTCAGTTCCAGAAGATGACGATGTCCCCGTGCCGGGAGAACCTCTTCCGGAAGATCTACGAGAAGGACCCGACGAAGGCGTCCCCGATCATCGAGAAGACAAAGGAGGGTATCTCGCTCATCCAGGGCGAACTCGCTCAGAACCTCTCGATCGAGCAGGTCCGAGAGAAGCTCGCGAAGGCGGGCGGCGGCGCGGGAGGAAACTCCGGCGGCGGTGGTGGAGGGGGCGGCGGCAACGCGGGCGGGAGCGGGGTCGCGCAGAACAGCAAGGACTTCGACAACATGCTCGACGACCTTCTCGGCTGAGGCGCTTACGTCGCGGGCGGCGACGTTCCCTCGAAAGGGGGAGAAGAGGGCATCCCCTCGACCGCCCGCTCTTCACACGCCGTTAGGGCGTTCGCGCTTCCCGACGGTGTCTATGATAATTCTCGGACTCGACCCTTCGCTCTCCGCGTTCGGGTGGGCGGTTCACGACACCGATGGCGTCGGGGAAGGCCGTTGTCCGGGTCGGGGGAGGTTCGCCACCGCGGCGAAGATGACCTTCGTCGATCGATACGTCTTCATGAGAGAGTCCCTTCGGGAACTCCTAAAGAACGTACGTCCGGATAAGGTGGGGATCGAATCTCCGATCTTCCATAACATGTTCTCCGAGGGTATGTACGGGCTCTTCCTCTACTCGAACGAAGCGCTCCGAATCGAACAGAAAGACGTCGTGTACTTCGCCCCAGAACAGGGGAAGGCCCACGCCCGCGAATCTCTTCGTCGCCCAAAAGGGTGGAAGATGTTGAAGGGGGACATGGTCGCGGCGGCGAAGGCAGACACGACGATAGGACGGTGGAACCACAACGAGGCGGACGCCTACCTGATAGGGCGTCTCGCGGCTCGCTTTTGGGATTTCTTCGAGGGTCGAATCCTCGAAGCCGATCTCACTCCCGTAGAGAAGCATCAGTTCCTTCTAATCCATACCTATCAGAAGGGGAAGAAGGCCGGTCAAGTAGTCAAGAAGGGACTCATGTATCGAGAGGAAGACCGATTCTTCCTCTGGTCGAAGGTCTCTAACGCCCCCCTTTCGAACCACGAGATAGCCCCATGACGAAGAACGTAGAGCCAGCTCCCGAGAAGAAGCTTCCGAAGACAGACGCGCTCGTAAAGACGGCGCAGAAGAACGCGGGGGCGACCTCGACGAAGCCGACCGCGAAGGGGGTGAGTCCACTTACGCGCGCGCGGGCGGCTCTGAAGACTCTCCTGAAGGAGGATCACGTCACTCCGCTTACGGAGAACCAGCTCAAGTCTTCGATCCCGCATATCCCGACGGGATCGATCGTCATCGACTTCCTGATCGGAGGGCGGTTGAATCAGCGCGGGGTCGCTCCTTGTCCGGGAGTTCCGCGCGGCCGTATCATGAACCTCTACGGAAACGCGGGCGCAGGGAAGACGACTCTCGCTCTTACGACCGCCGCTTCGATCTGCAACGCGGGCGGAACTTGCGTCTACATCGACTGGGAGAACGAGGTCGAGCCGCGATACGCAGAGGCGATCGGCGTCCCGGTAAAGGACGAGAGTCGCTTCCTACTCATGCAGCCGAATACCCTCGAAGAGGGTATGAAGATCATGATTCAGATGGCGAGCGAGGGGGTAGACCTCATCGTCGTCGATTCCGTAGGCGCGGGCGTCCCCTACGACTTCTACCACCGGAAGCTCGAAGACGAAGGCGACCAGGGTCGAATCGGTCTCGTCGCCTCGAAGTGGAGTCAGTTCCTCCCGAAGTTCAAGAGTCTCATCGCGAAGAGCGGGACGGCGGTAATCGGAATCTCGCAGCTTCGGAAGACGATCGCCGCGGGTGGTCACGGTCCGGACTCCGCTCCTCAGGGCGGAGAGGCCTGGAAGTTCTACTCCGCGGTTCGGATGATGCTCCGAGTCTTCTCGAAGGAGAAGTCGAAGGGCTTCAACCATCTCACCGGGAAGATGGAGGATCAGGTCGGCGGGACTATCGTCGTCGCAAAGCTCGACAAGTGTAAGGTGAGCGATAGCGTCCACCACGAGCAGAAGTTCTACCTCAAGTCCGGAACTGGTATCGATAACAACCGTTCCGTCGTCGATCTCGCAACGACCTACAAGATCATCGCGAAGAGCGGCTCCTGGTACGAGTGGGCGGGCGCTCCCGGAGGTTCGATTCGCGCTCAGGGCGTCGAGCCTCTCGTAAAGCAGATCGTCGAGCGGAAGGGCGCGCTCCTCTCGCTCTTCGGTCAGGTCGTCCCGAAGCTCAGTAACGCTCCGACCGCGGAGTCCTTCGCGGAGGAAGAGGTCCCCGACGATCTCTTCGAGGACTTCGTTCCCATGAACGACGCCGAGAAGGCGGAGAAGAAGGAAAAGGCCAAGGACGAGGAAGCTCCGCCCGAGGAGTGACGGGGTACAGTCTCTATGCCCTTTCAAGTTCGAGTCCGGGATTTCCAGTCGATCGGCGACGCTTCCATAGAGGTGGACGGGCTAACGGTAATCACCGGCCCCAACAACTCAGGGAAGACGGCGCTGATCCGCGCGATCTACGGGGCCTTCGTAAACGCGAAGGGGACGAGCTTCGTACGCCAGGGGAAGGACAGCACGAAGGTCGAGCTGTCCTTCGCTGATGGTCGAACGATGACCTGGGAGAAGGGTCCTAAGGTCAACCGGTACGAACTCGACGGAAAGGCTTTGAATCGGGTCGGCTCCGGCGCTCCGGCGGAAACGCAGGCGCTCGGAGTCATCCCGATCGAGGCTTCGGGCCGCGAGCTATGGCCGCAGTTCGCCCACCAGTTTGTCGGGCAGATCTTCCTCCTAAACGAACCGGGCTCGGTTCTCGCGGAGGCGATCGCGAACGTCGATAAGGTCGGAGTCCTGAACGAGTCTCTTCGGCTTTCCCAGAGCGACCGGCGAAGCGCGGCATCGGATCTAAAGCTGCGCCTCGGCGACGTCGCAAAGCAGGAAGAGGCTCTCCTTCGCTTCGACGGGCTCGACCTCGCTGTAGAGAAGGTTCGCGAGGTCGAGGCGCGTCGGAAGGAACTCTCGAAGGACAAGAAAGCTCTCGACGAGTTTCTTGGGTTACGGGGCCGGTGGACGACCTCCCAGAAGGCCGTCTCGGATCTTCTACCGGTCCGAGCCATCCCGATGGTGAGTTCCGAACTAACGACGCGTTTGAAGAAGACGGACATGGCGTTGGAGTGGGCGATCGGGATCTCGAAACGTCTCTCCCACGCGAAGACTGAACGAGACGTAGCCGAGCGAGCGAAGGAGGCGGCTTCTAGTTCGCGGGCGTTTCCCGACCCGAAGTCGGTGCTCGAAGCCCGTACCCGTCTCGAAGAGGCTCGCGCCCTCGCAACTCGTCTGAAGGCTGCCGTCGAGGCGGTAGACACCCTTACCTCACGGATTTCTAACCTACACAAGGACCACGCGGTTTCCGAGGGAGCGGTTCGCTCTCTCTTCAATGAATCCGGACTGTGTCCTTTCTGCGGAGTTACCCATGCGACCCCTACTTGTTAGCGCTCTGTTCGGTCTCCTCTCCGGTTGCCCCCATCTTCCGGATCCGAGCGGGTGCGCCCCGCAGTCCTCGGCGTGCCGGGACGATCGCCCCGTCGTCTGTTCGGGGACCGGACGGTGGACTCCCGTCGGGGACGTACCGTGCGCGGAGGTAGGAGCCGTCTGCTGTATGACCGCGGACGACGTCCACGCTTGCGTACCTTCGACCGCCTGCACGGGAGAGTGAGATGACCGACATCGATACGATCGCAAAGGCCTTCTCGGTTCACATGTGCGCGAAGTTCGGGGCGACGGTTCGCGAGAAGGAAAACGCCACCGAGATGCAGGCGATCGCCTGGGGGATGGACCTCGGGAAGTTCGTAGGGGTGACCGGTCTCGCGTCGAGCGCCGAGTTCATGACCCGGTACACGACGACTCTCGGTACGAACATCTACATGCCGAAGGGGCATCGGGAGAACCCCCTCACGTTCATCGAGGTTCTAACCCACGAGTGCCAACACGTCGCTCAGTTCAAGGAATCGGGGATCGAGTTCGCGTGGCTCTACCTTTCGGAGGCCGAAGCCCGCGTCAAGTACGAGGTAGACGCCTACGCCGCCGGGGTCGCGATTAACCAGTGGCTGACCGGGAAGATCCCTACCGATACGGCCGAGTGGATCGTGTCGTCTCTCGTAAGCGGGTATCACCTTCGCCAGGAGGACGCGGAACTCGCCGAGAAGCTCCTGAAGTCGCATCTCGTCTCACTCAAGAACGGCGTCATCATGTCGAAGTCCGGCCGTGAGGCGCTCGCGTTTCTGGACGCGAACTACCCGAAGCTTCGCGGAACGACCTGAGCGTGTCTCCGGTCGCGGTATCCCTGATCTGGCGTACGGACGTTCACCTATCCGACCACACGCCTCGGTCTCGAAAAGACGAGTGGACGGACACGGTCCTCGGGAAGCTCGTGCAGATCGGGGAGTTGGCCCGAGACGTAGGAGCCTCCGCGGTTCTCGACGGCGGGGACTTCTTCGATATCAAGAGTCCGACTCGGAACTCCCACTCGCTAGTGCGACGGGTAATCGAGCTACACCGGGACTACCCCTGCCCCGTCTATGCGAACGTCGGTAACCACGACTGTGTCTACGGGGACTACTCGTATCTCCACCAGCAGCCGCTCGGGGTCCTTTTCGGCTCCGGGACGTTCAAACGCTGCTACGACCAGTACGAGGGCCTATTCACCTACGACCTTTCGGCCGAGGACGTAACGGAGACCGGTCCTCGCTTGACGGTTCGCGTCGTCGGAGTCC